GTATTGCTTATAACTTTAATTGCTAGATGAAAATTATTCTTACGATAATAATGATGAATGGCACAATCTATAATTTAGGTTATGAAATTGATTCTTATTCTCCAAGAATATGTGATAAGTTATTTGATAAAATAACTTACGTAGGTAAGGCAAGCGGTAAGAATAAGGTAGGCACTTTCTATAAATCAAAGGAAGTATTTGCTCACTCTTGTTCATACGAGAAAAAAGCATGATTGAGAAATACGAGTATGCTCATTCCTGTTCAATAGAAAAAACAACTAAAGGAAACAATGAAGGAAATGATAAATCAGGAAAAAATAAAACAAGTTAATGATTTGTGTGCAGCCAATGGTGCTTACATAAATCAACATGGTAAGAAAACTGTATCAGCGTGGTCCAAGATTAAATACTTTAGAGAAGTATTTGGTACTGAGTTTGGTATCAACTGTGTAATACAAGAACACTCTGATCGTTATATTATAATGAAATGTATTATAACTAAATGCGATCCAGAACATATTATAGCAACAGGTTACTCTAAACAGTATCGTGATAAAGCAGGATACTTAGAGATAGCTGAAACATTTGCAATCACACGAGCTTTATCGTTCATGGGTATTCTTCTTGAAGATGTAACTTCAAAGGAAGAGTATGAGGATCTTGAGATCCCAGTACAACCTGTGAATACTAAAGGTACATCATCAGCCAATATTAGATATGATGAAGGTACAATTAATGAACTGATCAAGAAGGTACATTATGCACCGCATACAGCGAAGTTAGATTTTCTGTGGCGTGCTAATAAAGATCTTCTAAATCAGATAAAAATAAAAGATCAATCCACTTACGATTCTATTTTAAATAAATTTAATAGTAAGCGTGATGAGATCACAACTCAAAATGAGGTATAATGAACGAGCCAATAAAAGATAAGATATATTTAAATCTTATCCCAAACGTAAATAAGAAACCAGGCGACAACCTACCAGTTATGGTAGCACCTAATTCACCTAAAGCTCCAGAAGGTAAAAACTGGCAGATGAACGTGAATATTGGGGGATCTTGGTTTTCTTATGCAGCATTTGACGGAACAGATATTGAAGGTAACGCAACAGGCGGTTACACAATTATCTTAACGAAAAAAGACGCTGCTCAAGCAACAGCAGGAGCAAATAAACAACCTGGATTTAAAGCTGGTGGATTTCAAAAGAAACCATTTACAAGCGGAAAATCTTTCGGTAATAGACAATACTAATAGCTACGTAAGTAACTATTAATTCTATCCCTAGGGTTTTTCATCAGGCAGTCATGCCTACCCTTTCACGTTGTTTCCCTAGGGGTAGAGTAAAACAACAAAGGATATATATGACTAGCAAAGAAGACTTTATTGACATTGAAGAAAAGATTCAAAAGAGAATTATAAAAGAACGCCAAGAAGATTATGGTGATTACGAGGAAAACTTTGCCTTACTTGCCGAGCTTTTCTCTATCGTATTGTTTGATAAGATTAGAGTGGCACTAACTCCAGAAGATGTGGGACATATTATGATGTCGCTTAAACTGTATCGTTGCACAAAGAGATACAAGGCTGACAGCTATGATGATCTTTCTATCTACTGTAAGATGACAAAGAATCTAAGACACAAGGGTATTGCCAAAAAGGATAAATAGTGGTAAAGGTTATTCGTAATAAGAACTGTGAGTGTTCTTTTGTATATACAGAAGAATTTGATAGTGCAGAGATCGCATCAGATCCAAGTGCCAAAGGTGTATTGATTGATGTTAGGATCAGCAGTATTAAAACAGTTTTTACAACGATTAAACAGAAGGAAGATTTAGTTGGACAAACTAAGGATTCGTCTGCAAAAGATGAGAGATCTACAGGAGCTTAGACATCAGAAAGCTCTGGAGTTCTTTCATAAGTATCAAAAGAATCTTAGTGATTCTAAGAGATTGATATTTAAAATTGAGCAGACAAAAGAAAAGATAATGGCTTAAACATTATCTAATTAAAAAACAACGAACAGTTGCAAACGCAACAGAGGGAGAGTCATGACGCCAAGAGAATTCAAAAAGGAAATTAAATTAAGATATACATTTAATAGTTTTGCAAACTTAGATGAAAGAGAAAGAAAGATTTATCGTACAGGTTTTAGAACTGGATATAAATTAGCAAGAGAGTATTTTAAAAACAGTTTTAAATATAAACATACTGTCGTTAAAGAAGTAGTTAAGTATGTAACTATTAATGATGTGGTTGTACCTGAGAATGTTAAAAGCATGCTATCTATTATTGCCAATCAACTTGGAATAGATGTTAATGAAATCTTAACAAAGACTAGAGTTCAGTCGGCTGTTATTGCAAGATCAATTCTTATAAATGTTTTAAGAGATAAATACGCTATGCCATTTACAAAGATTGGAGCTATTCTTGGCAACAAAGATCATACTACTATAATGCACCATGTTAGGATGAAAATTAATAAGGAGCATTTCTGGAAACCAAATCATATTATCTGGAACAGATATGATTATGTTATGAAAAATGTTAAGTAATTACTTTTTAAATCCTGATAACAAACTCTTATAAGACTTCTTAGAAATTGTAGAATCGGATTTAGATCTTGATGTGCCAGCTTCTTTACGTTTGTTAATATTGTAATACAAACCTTTGCGAGCAGTCTTACCTTCTTTTGTTTTATGATATTTAGATTTATCCATATTATATTTCTGTACTATATTTATGTTTGCACTTCTTAGTCTTAAGATAATTAATATACATTTCCATTCTCTTATCAAGTGTAATATCAGCAGGAACATTTTTCTTTAAGTTCTCTTGTCTTGTAGTTTCTGATTGTTCATAACAAGTTGTATGCTGACAAGTTCTATCTGCAAAGATAACAAATGAATCTGTATTAATAACTTCTATGTTGCAAGACTTGCAAGAGCCTACACTCTTTAATATAAATTTTTTCTTAGCCACTAACTTTTTTTATGTCTATTTGCGAAAGCACGAGCTGCTTCTTTAGAACTAAATCCCCAGGCTTTAAGTGCTAGCTTTAATCTTGTTGGCTTACCAGATTTAGAAAGTAATGATCCCTTCATTCCTCCGAACCTCGCAGCAAAGGAAACTCTTCTTGGGTTCGTTCCAGATTTCACAGGAGATTTTAAATTAGAACCCTCTGTACGTTTAAAGAATTTTCTACCAGCCTCATTCAATCCACCGCTAGGATTCTGATACATTTTTTTAACCATTATAATTTCTCTCTGAATGGATTGTAATCATCCTCATTTATCTTAAAGCATTTACACTGTTTTAGTAAAGCACAAAATCCTTTTCTTAACCAAAAAATACATTTGACATTTAACATAAACTATACTCTCCCCTGACCAGCATATTCTTTATATGTCTTATGCTTGTTTACTTTCTTTGTGTGCCTACCTTTTCTCTTCTTAGGTGGTTTACGAATGTGTTTATTTTCTAAGTTTCTTTTTGCCATTTTTAATTTTTACTTTCGCTTTAACTCCTTGCTGTGCAAGCAAAGTTGGTTTCTTTTTAGAATACGCTTGTGCAAACATTGTAGTTATTTCGTTACTCATTTTTTAAATATATCTAGTGTCGGCTTTAACCCATAAATTGCGGAAAATATACCAACGATTAACCATTGATACCAAGTAGGAAACTTACCAAAGTAATCAAAGAATAAATCTAATTTAGATTTGATTAATGGATCATCAGTAAAGATAGCATAAGATAAAAGCATAATAGGAATACATACTATGATTAAAACGAATTCATCTTTCCATCCTTTTTGTTGATCATCATAGACATCTCTTTGATATTCTATTTCACCTTTAGCCATACGTTCATAGTAACGCTTCTCAGCTTCAGATTCTAATAGTTCTGATTGCTTATGGTTCTTATAGATCTCAGCACCAGTTTTAAAAACAGTTGGTAATATGCTCCACCACATTATATTGTACACTTCCTAACTAAGTTAGCCAGCTCTTCGCATCTGCTTGGTGTCTGTCTGTACCAATTTGAATTCAGCATTTCTGCAGCAGCTCTGGTATAATCATATTCATTTAATGCTGCAAACATATTCTTAAACTTTGATACTCCAGTCTTTCCTAATTGAAATACCATCTCAATAATAACTCCTTTAACAAGCATAGGTAATTCTAATGTTCCAACTAATTCTTCCATACCTTGTTTAGCTTTATTGAAATCCTTTTCAAATAATGCTTCTAATATATCTTTGTCATAGATAACACCTTCAACAAAGTCATCTTCTTCTGTAAGTAAATGACCATAGCCTATTGTGGCTTTGCCAAGTGAATCTAAATAAACCTTAGCCAGGAAACCTTCGTGCTTCTTTATTCTTGTTTTAACGTCTTCGTAATTCATTTAACGACTACTTTACCATCTTCATAAACATAAACAATCTTTACGTTTAAAGCCTTTTGTATTTTAGATGGAGATCTATTTATTCTATCGTTCTTTTTGTGTGCGTATTTAGTATCTGACTTTCTATAAGATACAGTCTTAACATCATAGTTAGTATATTCATTTGTCTTAATGTTAAAGACAACAAGATCTATTGGACCAACACCACCTGTAGGTGTGAAGACTAACACATTAGGTTGTGTGCTAAAATAAGATTGAGCTATTAGTTGTGATGTAATTCCCTTACGATGCTTTAAATTCACTGCGATGTAACCCTTGTTGTTTTAGCTTTTGAATTGAAAGAAACCTATGATTGAACCTGCTATACTACCAATGATAACTAGAAATGCTATGACACCTTTACCCATGCTCACATCAGTTCTAAGATCTTTAACCTCAACTGTAAGATCATCTAATCTCTTAATGATTGTATCCATACGTTCTGATGAATACTTTTCATAAGATGATAATCTTATAGCAGTAGCAGATACTGTCTTGTGTTTCTTTCTCATGCAACCACTACTAATGGTGTCTGTGGATAAAGTCAATTATAAGATGTAATTATGTGGATTGCTCTTTAGTTTCTTTGCAATCAAAATGAAAGGATGGTTTAACTTTATCAAACTGATCTATTGGGAATAGCTTATTCTGTTCTGCTATAAACTCATAGCCAGCTATGGTGCATTCTCTAAAGGTATTAAACTTCTTACCTGTACTCATTGTGTCTAAGCAGTTGCCATTAACCATTGAGCAAACAGTAAACACTAATAAAAAATTCATTAAAGTTATTTACACTAAATTGTGGATAAGTAAATAAGGGTAGTTTAATCGCTACCCTTATCGTATAGACTAGTCTTTGTCTTCTTCTAGATCTAAGTCTTCGTCATCAAGATCATCTTCGTATGATACATAATTATCATCTGGATCTAGTTTTAGTTGGAGATCGTCTAATAAATCTTTGATCTCGTATATCAACTCTTCGGCTGACTTTTTCTTTTTAGCCATATCAAACTCCTATAGTTAGTTTGGCATGTGCGAGATAAAGTTAATTGAATAATAAGTAAATAAAATTATTTTTTATAACTTATTGTTTTATAACTATTATTTATTTATTTTTTATATAATTTTTCTACTGTATCTGCGTAGTTCTTCCAGAATGATTTTGCATCTTCAAAAGCATCTGCATAGAACTTTCTCCAGTAACTCTTTATATCAGTATAGTTTAACATAGTATTCTCCATTGGTTAATGGAATGTATATGTGTTTAACTATTTTATATTCAAGTGTGATTTAATAGATTCTATAATATCATTAACTACATGCTCATACTTCCAGCCAATGTAGATACCTATGATTAATGATATAAGTATTAATATTGTTGTCATATTATTTATTGTTTAGTTGTGTCATAAACATACCATGATACTCGGTAGAACCCAAGTGTGTAATTGGTGTAGATAAATCAGTCCAGATCTCAAAACCACATTCCTCAGCTAATCTACAGAAGTAATAATCTTCAGATAAGAATCTATTTACACCATCTTTTTCTTTATAAATTCCGACAGGGAAAAAATCGTATGCGTTCTGTGAGTTTTCTATTCCTGTTCTTAGATCTGGTTTGTATTTAAGCTGCGGATTCTTATCCATGATAGTAGTAAACACTTCACGTTTAATTAACATGAAACCAGTAGCTGACTCTTTTACTCTAGCGAATCCGTTTTTAAATTCTGTGTTAGGATATAGATTAACATTGAACTGCAAAAGATAATCACGCATTGTTTGTTCATCTATATTATTATTTTCTTTAATACGATCTAGTAATTGCTGCCAGTAAAATCCTTTTACAGGATAGGTGCAAGTAACAACTTCTCTATTAAACTCTATAACTCTTAACAAGTTCTGTAGTGTGAATCCTATGTCAGCATCAATGAATAATAAGTGTGTGCCATTAAATTCTTTATTATCTAAGAACTTAGTTACAAACTTATTTCTAGCACGATTGATTAAAGATTCAGTGGGTAGTGTTTCAATCCTAAGATTGTGTCCCATATCATTTAAAGGCTTGATACAATTAAATAATGAATGAAATGTTAGATTGCTGACGTTACCGCCAAAACATGGGATTGCTATTAGGATGTTCATTTGTTATTTAAATTGCTTACCTGTAACCCAAGTTACTAAAGAATTTCTTTCGCCTTTAGTTACTGGCATAACTTCGTGTAATACATAAGAAGGAAATATAATTAATGTTCCTTGTTCTTTACTCATAACAGTTCCTTCTTCTTCTCCATCATATAATTTAAGTTCTCCACCTTCATATTCTTCAGGATTTGTAAGTTGAATAGATATAGATAATTTTCTAACTGACATATTAACTGCTCTATCAACGTGCTTACCATATTTACCAGACGGTGCTTCATAATTAGTAAATTGGAATCCTTCATTAATTCCAAATAAATCAAATTGAAAAAATCTTTCATTAAGATTTAGTGTAATGTCAGTTACTCTACGAAATACCCAATCCATACCATCAATAGGATATAACCAAGATACTTTAGAATCTCTAACATCAGATTCACCTTTTGTTGTTCCTTTAATTAAACCTTTATTTTTAGCAATATTAATTATTGTTTGGCATTCCTCTTTTGAAAATGCGTTATTCCAAAATGCGTAAAGATTAACTTGATCTAATTTAAAATTCCAAGATGAATTTTCAAATTTTGGTTTTTTGATTACTTCTGACATTTCCTTCCTTTCGTTTTTTAAAATACTATACTTCTACTATGTTCCAAGTCAATGTAGATTCATTCCAAGTATATTCACCATCATCTGTTGGCATAGCAACTGGTGCTTCCCATAAACAAGTAGTTTCATTTAATATCCAAGAGTTAAAAGGTTTTTTAGGAATGAAAGCATCTCTATCTTCATCATAAGTATATCCTATTCCTGCATGATTTTTTCTTAAAGGTGTTCCATTATTATCATGTACTCCACCATGTGTGTTGTAAGATGTTTGTTTCCAAATAGCCCAACCAGTCAATTTTGTTAAAAAATCAATACCAATAGATTCTTGTTCAATTCCATTTGAATCATGTAACACTTCATTAACTACTGATTGAATTTCAATTACTTTTCCATTTAATCCTATTTTTGCAAAACTAGCCATTATGCTGTGTAACTCCCTGAACCATTAAATTGTAAAATTGTATTTGAGCCTGATGTTGTAACAGTTGGAGAACCAGTTGTAGTAGATGAGTAATTAGCAGTTGGTACACTTAATATAACAACTCCTTTTCCACCAGCACCACCACGAGCACCTCCTATATAAGCACCTCCTCCTCCTCCAGTATTTGCAGTTCCATCACCACCATCTGGTACTGATGTACCTCCTCCTCCATCACCTCCTGTTGAACCAGCTCCTGCATTGTTTCCAGCTCCACCACCAGCTCTTGGAACTGAAGAACCTGTTATTGAACTTGCAGTTCCATCTCCACCGTGTGATATCCCATCTGTACTTCCAATTTCACCAGCACCACCCCCACCACCTCCTCTATTAGAATTTGTACCAGCACCTCCATTATTTCCTTGACTTGGAGATGTGTTAGGTGTGTTTCCTGAACCAGCAGCACTATTTCCTAGACCAGCACCTCCACCACCACTTCCTCCTGGATTACCTGTAGGATTCCCATCTCCTCCACCTCCACCACCGCCAGTAGAAGTTATTGTTGTTAATCCTGAACCTGAAATTGATGAATCTGAACCAGAATTACCTCTACCACCAGAGGTTCTAGCAGCACCACCATCTCCAACTGTTACTGTAATTACTGTTGTTGGTGTTACTGATTGAGTTGAAGTTCTATATCCCCCAGCACCACCACCTGCTGGAGAATTACCGTAACCACCTCCAGCCCCTCCAGCTACTACTAAAAAGTCTATTGAATAAGGTACTGGTGATAAAGCATCTGTACCTTCATTAATTCCTGAGGTAGCTATCCAACCCTGTGTGCTGTCTATGTAAGTTAAAATTATTCCTTCTCTTTCACCAGTTAATTGTAAATTAGCTGTTGCACCTTCTATTTTATTTCCATTCGGAGAAATAGTTAATGCGTTAGTGTTAAAAGTTGCTGCATAATCTACTACTGCTACTTGTTGTCCAGCAGTTGGTGTTGCAGGTAAAGTTACTGTAAATGCAGAAGATGTTGTATTGCAAAAATATCCTTCTCCAGCATCAGCAGTAAAGTTTGCAGTCTCAACTGAAGATTGCCAAGAAATACCAGCAGTAGCAAAAGATAATACTCCTGAACCATCTGTAACTAATGCTTGTCCAGCAGAACCATCAGCATTAGGAAATTTAATTCCATCTAAATTTAATTTACCAGTACCCTTTGGAGTAAGTTTAAGATCAATATTTGTATCATCTCCAGTAGCTGCTATTTCTGGTGCATTACCAGTTGCAGAATTTGTTACAGTTATTTCATTAACAGCACTAGCTGTTTCTGCAAATTTAACTAATTCTAATGTACCATCACCAATAGATTGTCCATTGACATCTAACATACCACCAAGTTGTGGTGATGTGTCTTGTACTAAATCTGTAATACCACCTGAAGTAACAGCTATCCAAGCAGAACCTGTGTAGTATTTTAAATTACCAGAAGTTGTGTTGTAATATAAATCTCCAGCATTTAAAGCATCACCATCATTATCTAATGTTGGATCATCTGTTTTAGCACCTAAATAAACATCATCAAAGTTATCAGCTGATGCTAGAGCTGCATCTCTTGCACTATTTGCAGCATTAGCAGCATCAGAAGCTGTATTAGCAAAGTTACTAGAATTGTTAGCAAAGTTACTTGAATTAGAAGCATGATTTCCAGATGTTAATGAATATACTTCAGATGTATTTGCAAAGTTTGAACTATTGTTAGAAAAGTTAGAAGAATTGCTTGCATGATTTGAAGATGCGTTGGCAGAGTTTGAACTGTTGTTTGCAAAGTTAGATGAATTGGCAGAATGATTACTAGAAGCATTTGCACCATTAGAACTATTGTTAGCAAAGTTGCTAGAATTTGATGCGTGGTTTGCTGATGTGTTAGCACTATTAGAACTATTGTTAGCAAAATTACTTGAGTTACTAGAATGATTAGATGCTGAGTTTGCACTGTTGCTAGAATTATTTGCAAAGTTAGAAGCATTGCTAGCAGAGTTTGCAGAAGCATTAGCATTAGCACTTACATCAGCTAAATATGTTGAAGCAGTATTAGCAGAATTTGAAGCATTGTTTGCAAAATTAGAACTATTTGCAGAATGATTAGCAGATGTATTAGCTGAGTTAGATGAGTTGTTAGCAAAATTAGATGAGTTAGACGCAGAGTTAGAAGCTGCATTTGCACTGTTCGTTGCAGATTGTGCATCAACAATTAAAGTATATTTAGCAGATTCTGCATTTGAAGTTAGTGGTTCAGCACCAACAGATGTGTGTGCAGTATTAACAATAAATATATTATTAGTAGATGTATCTTTAACTAGATCTCTACCATTGTAAGATGTAGAGGCAGCCCAGTTCCCTCTGTAAGTTCCAAGCTCTTGTGTAACTGATAATTCACCATTAGTATCAAATGCTAAAATCTTATTAGCACGATCTGAAGCACCCACAGTAAACTCTGTAGATGTCATTGTATTTGTTTTAGATAATTTTAAAGATCTTGTTACTTCTTCTTGCAATTGTTGAATTGCCATAGTTGCTCTGTCTAAACCTTCTTCATGCGATTCAGCAGGGAATGGATCGTTAGCGATATAATCTATTGCTTGTGTTTGTGGAATGTTACGTCTTAATACAACTGTTTGTGTATTAGTTGGAATATTACCTGATGTGAATATAACTGATCCACCTGTTGATACACCAGCACCTGTAACTGTATAGTGAGTTGTAATAGTTTTGATTGTTTCAGTTCCATCAGTTGAACGAATGATGACTTGAATATCTGAGTTTTGGAATATCTTAAAGTTATATGTGAATGTATCTGTAGATCCATCACCACTATAACTGTTTCTAACTGTAGTTGAAGATATTGTCATAAAGTTCCTTTATTATATTTTAATCATTGTGTCTATATTATTTAACGTCTTTTATTGCTTCCAAAGAATATTTACTTATATCAATCATTTGACGATATAGTTCATCTATTAATTGTCTTTTTTCATTTGGATTAAATAATTTACTATTATAAATATCTCTAACTCTTTTATCATTATCTTGTACTAATCTGTAAGTTGATTTTAAAATAGTGGCTTCAACTGGAAGATTAGTTAATAATTTATTAGCTTCTTCAAAGTTACCAGATTTTTGTAATCTATCTATTGTATTAAATACTTTACTAACTTTATCATATTTATCATAAAATGTAGTTATATATTCAGAACCTGCAGAAGGATTACGAACTACAAAAGCTCTAATAATTGGTATGTCTGATAATGTTTCTTCTGGTTTAATAGGATCATCTACAACACCAGAAGCAATTAATGCCTTATCTAATACTGTTGTGAATGTTCTACCTAATGTACCAGTCCAGTTATTAATCGTTGATTCAATTCTAGCAGGTGAAGAGATACCAGAATATTCACCAGATATTTGTCTAATTAATTTTCCTAATATTTTAGATGTTTCAGAAGTATATTCTGTATATTGATATTCAGGAAGCACACCTTCTAATGATCTTGGCACGATTGGTTTTTTAGTAAATAAACTTTTATTACTCCATGCTTCTATAACAGGCTTTGCAATATCAGGAATAGGAAGAAGACTTGTTGCATTATCAAAAGCTAAATCTTTAATAAAATTTTTAATTGCTGTTGGATCTTTTGTTAGCATAAAATCTAAAGCTCTTTCTGGTAAAGTTCCAAATACATAACCTAACTCAAATGGCTTAGGTATTCTCCAAGCAATACTGTCTTTACCTTCTCCTGTAATAATAATCCAAAATAAATCTTTTTGCCACTGAGGTAATTCTTTGTATCTTTCATCATCATGGTTTGCTATCCAAAGAAGAATAGATGGTAAAGTAATACTAGCACCAGCTATATATAATGCTTTTGATCTTGTTTCTGGATTTTTAAATGTATCATATAATTTTAAATAACCTTGAACTCTTGCATTAAAGAAAGCACTAATGGCATTCCATGCACCAACTTTTGCTCCCATCTTTTGAAAATCAATAGTTATATTTCTTGATTCAAAACCAGCACGTTCAACTGCTTGTTTATGATTTAATCCTTTTTTAATTGAATTATTATAAGCCTTTTGAAACTCTCCAAGTCTTGTAGCGTTTTCAAAAAACTCAGTTGCAATTCTTAACATCTCTAATGGTTTAGAAACTAAATTATAAACTGGTCTTGAAGTTAATTCTTTTGCAATATTTTTTGAAAAATAATTTCTATCAAAAGCTACATAAGAAGATTGTGGTCCACCAGACTTAATCCAGTCTTGATATATCTTAGATTCTTTTCCTTTAATTTGTATCATCATTCCTCTTGCTGTATCTAAGCCAAGAACAAAACCATTTCTGCTAAAAATAGTAGCAGAGTTAGTATCTCTAATTGCGTTTCTTAAAAAGAACTCAGGTGCTAATGTAGCACCAGCTCTTAAAGTTCTTGCTGGCAAACTGATAATACTACTAATTAATTTTTGTGATGTTTCAGTTGAATATTTCCAAGATCTGGATAAATCAGAACCTAAATCCCAAACTTCTCTTTTACCATCTCTAAATATAGCAACTTCATTCTTACCAAGTTGTTGTTGGTTTCTTCTAAATATTTCAAATCCTTCTAATGCTGAAGAATCTATTTTAGATATATCAGTAACAACATTTTCTAATTCTTGCCTTGTAACTTTAGTTTTTGTTAATTTTGCTTTTGTTTTAGATACTTCTGGAAATGCAGTAGGATCTATAGTTTTAACTTGCTCAACCATTTTTACAAATTCAACTAAAGAACGATTACGTTCAGCAAGGGTTACAAAGTGCAATGTATTTTTATAAATGCTTTCAATAGGATCTACTATTACTTTATCACTTCCTGTAAATCTTTTAAGAGGATTAGCAACTGATTTAGAAATTGATCCATCTTTACCTAAATCTTCTAACACTCTAAAGAAAGGAACATAATCTTTATTTGCTTCTAACATTACATTAAAAGTCTTTTCATTTATAATTCCTGAATCTCTTAAATATTTTAATAAATTATTTTGATATTCTCCCAGTTGTTTAAATGTTTCTTTGTATTTAACGTCTAATTTTCTAACTGTATTTTCTGCAGCTTTAATATCAATACCAGTTTCATATCCTTGTTTAGATTTTTCTAATGCTCTTTTAGAAATAGAATAGGCATTAAATTCATTATAAGTTGTCATATCTTTAGTTACTGAATCTAATATAGTTACTAATGGTTTGCTTTTATTTTCTAAGGTTTTAAAATCTAATGCTCCATATTTTAAAAAATGTTCTCCTCTACTAATCATTCCTGGTTGAAGTCTAGCAAGTTCATAAGGATTAAGAGTTCCCTCTTGTGTTTTAACTCCTAGCTTTTCAGCTTCTCTAACAGTTCTTAAAATTGGATGTAGTTTATCTAACCAATTAAAAGTAAAATTATTTATAATATCTTTAGTGCTTGTTTTAACTTCTCTAGGTTCAGTAGAAATTTTTTCTTGTACTTTTGCAATATCAGGATCTAAAGATTTTTCTGATTTAATTGTTTCAACAATTTTTGGTGGTTCTACTTTTACTTCACTTATACGTTCATAGGTTCTGGCAACATCAATGTTTTTACTTCCAATATCTTCTCTAATAGTTGGATCTACAATAGAATCTTCATAAATTTCTGCAGGTTTTTTTCCTGTATTTTTAGCTTGTTCTATTACTTTCTTTGCACCCTTTTCTCCTAATCCAAATGCTAAAAAAAATCCTGTTGAATAAACTAAATCATCTTTTGTTGGAAGTTCACCTTTAATCAAAGAACCCACAGTTTCAAATCCAGCAACCTGTGCTGAAACTTTACCAAAGAAATTTTTACCTATTGGTCCAACAAGTTGTGGAGCAACTGCTGCTGCAGTTAATTGTAATCCTTCTGTAGCACCAGCTTTAATTCCTTCATTAACAAATATTTTCCACCACTCTTCATAAGTATCAACATCACCTTTTTCTAAAGCTGTTATATACATTTGTCTTATTGTTCCTGGTACAAGTCCAGCAGCAAAGGCTGAAGTTTTTGGTCCACCAATTAAACCAAGTAAACCTCCGCCAAGGTAATAAGGTAGATCTCCAAATAATGTATAACCTCTTTCTATAAAACCTTCTAAATAACCAGTGTCTTCTGGTTCTGGTGTAGTATAAACGTCTGGTAATTTACCTGTGGTATTATAAGCTGTTATTAAAGAATTAATTCTACCACCAACGCCTCTTTCTCTATAAGTATCAAAATCAAATTCTTTTCCAATTAAACCTTCTTGAGCTTTAACTAAACCTTCTTGTACAGCCTCTATTCCTTTTTCTTTTCTTTCTCCTAAAGATACAACTGGTTGAACAAATGAATCCTTAATAGATTGCCAATAATTTTTAATTTCTGTTGTGTCTGTTTCTTTAACACCAAAATATTTATTTACTTCTTGATTGTTAAATCCAGCGTTAAGTAATTGTTTAGATTCTGTAGAAATATAATCTTGAATCTCTTGGTCATTAAAACCAGCTTCTTTTAACTGATTTAGATCCATGTTATTTACCTATTCTTTTTTTATAATCTGATACTGATTCGCCTGGTAATCTTTGTGTTGTTACTTTTTTAATATCTTGCTGAACAGTTCCTTGATATAATCCCTTCATAATCTCTGCTGAATCTGGAATATATTTATATAAATCTTTTGCTATGTAGTCTGGAGATTTAGGATTTAATAAATCATTTGTATTCTTTTTAACTGCAATACCATTTTGAAACCTTGAATACATTTCATTATAAAAATCATCTAATCTTTTATTGTATTGAGAATCTAAATTTTTATAATTGGGACTAGCTTTTACAGCTACAGATGCTTTATCAATAAAATCAAAAAACTTTTTATGTTGATCTACAAATTGAGGATTATCAATATTTTGAAAAATCTTAGCAAAAGTATTGTAAGATTCCTTAGAAAACTTATCGCTTCTATCTAATACAGATTTAGATGTTAATTCAAAACCAACTCTAAAATCTTGTTGTAAATTTTTAATATCACCATTTAATATTTTTTTAGTTACGTCTAATACGTTATCAAAATCTGGAATTTTAGTTACTTTACCAGCTTGAATATTATTATTTAAATTAAGCATCTTTTCACTAAATACTGGTATTCCTTTTATATCTGCATCATTAAGAATATCATCTTGAGAAAAAGCACCATCAAACATACCTTTAAATTTACTATTAAATACTCTTGATGATTGAAAAGTAATTTGTTTTTCTAATAATGTTGTTTGTTTAGTAATTTCAGATAGTGCTTTATCTTTAAATTGTTGTCTTTCTTCACCAACTAAAGAAGGATAAGCACCAGCTTCAAATGATTTATATGTTGCTGCAGGATCTAAATTAAGATTGTTATAAAAACTTCCAACTTCTATTTTTTTACTTAATGCTTGTTTATAAACATTGACTAAATTTGGATCTACAAGATTATATTTATCATAGAAAGAATTCAATTCATTTGGTAATTGTTTTATAATTTCTGGATTATTTGTTTTTAATGATTCAGCAATACGAGTTGCAGTTGTTTGATCTAATACAGATTTAGTTTCTGTTTCTAATAATTTTCCACTAGCATTTAATACTTGATATTTAAATTTATATTCATCATCATTAAAGCTACTTTGAACTAATGATTTAAGATTTGAATTACTAACACCTGCTAATGATTGATTAACTATATCTCTATATCCTTTTGAGAATGTTTCAGATGCAACTCTAGGATTAGATATATTTCCAGTAACTCTAGTTAATTCAGAAATCTTATCTATGTTTGAATTTTTAATTTTTTGTGCTTCAAGAACATTAGATGCTTGTTCTGCTTTAGTATAATAGTCTGCAACTACTGCACCAATCTTTGATAAAGTATTATCAAGTGGTGCTTGTATTCCAGTTTGAACGCCACCTACTTCTGCTGTTGGTCTGGCTTGTGTTTGGAATGTAGGTATTCTTGGCATTAAAATGATCCTGAGTAGCCTGTTGGATTAGATTGCCATTGTGCCATTGATGAAGCACCATCAAAACTTCCAGCACCTTTAAATCCACCACCCATTGTAAGTAATGATGTTCCAGTTGAGAATAATGTACTTAATTGTGCAGACTTTGCTTGTTGTCTAGCAATCTGTCCCTGTATTCTATAAAAATTAGCTTCTTCCATTTTCTTTGCTTGACCAACTTTAGAATTATATTCCATAATATTTTTTTGTAATTGTGCTTCAACAGCATTTGTTCTTAATAATCTTAATCCAGTTCCCTCTAATGCAGCACCAGATTTTAATACTGATGTTGTTGTTGTACCTTGTATTTTATCAAATTGTTGATCAAATCTAGCTAAATCAAATTCTAATTGTTTTTCCATTTGAGCAGCTTCTTGCTCAGATATTTGTGCATTACGATTTTGAACTGCTTGATTAAATTTACCAGTAGCACCTTGTTGTTGATATTGTGCTACACCTAAACCACCGACTGCTACTAAAGCTGCTGTTTCTAGTCCCATTAATATATCCTTGCCATTCTATAATGATCAGCACCATCAAAGCCATAGTGCTTCATTAATCCTTCATTAGTAAATCCTAACCACTTAGCAAATCTAATTCCAATTCCAAAGTCTGCACGAACTGCAGTTTGTAATCTTTTAATATTATTAGATGTTGCAAGATAATCTATATTTTGCTTTACAGCTTTTGCAATCGTTATTGGATAATTCCAAACATCATTCTTAGCAATGAACCAACCTTCTGCTA